TTTGAAATTTTTTTTCTTCAGAAAATCCTTTACAAAATTTTTAAATAATAAAGAAAAATGCCGTTTTCCCAGAAAAATCATGGGTTAGGTTTTTGACATTCAGAGATTTCTTATAAATTATTAATAATATCTTAAGTAAAATTAATAAGCAAAATTAATATAAAATATTCAGAATTATATTAATATAAAATATTCAGAATTATATTAAGATTAATTATCAAATTGATTTTATAAATTTAACTAATAAATAAAATGTTATTTGTTGAAAAACCTACTGGTATTCTAGGTACAAAAATTGCAGAAGATTATAAAAATAAATTAAAAAAGAGTAAAGTATGTATTTGTGGAAAATTGGATCCGATGGCTCGTGGTAAATTATTGTTATTATTTGATGAAGATTGTAAGAAAATGGATGAAAATTTAGATCATGAAAAAACATATGAATTCAAAATTGCTTGGGGATTTCAAACAGATACTGATGATACATTAGGATTAATTACTGAAGAAAAAAATACTCATGAAAATATAATAAAAAGTGTAATAAATAATATTGAAAAATATATAGAAGAATATGAAGGTAATTATAAACAATATTTTCATAAATATTCAGCACGAACAGTTCATAATAAAAATGGTGTAAGATATCCATTATGGAAATGGACTAATTTAAATCGTCTAGATGAAATAGAAATTCCATATAAAACAGTATCAGTAAAATATATAAAATATTATCATACAGAAAAAAAAAATATAAATGTGCTAAAAAAAGAAATTATAGAAAATATAGATAAAATGAAAAATATTAAAGATAATTTTCGTCAAGATATAATTAGAAAACAATGGACAGATTATGATAAAAAAAATGATATATGGATTAGTACATTTGAAGCTCATGTATCATCTGGATTTTATATAAGACAATTAATTCATGAACTAGGTATTAAAACTGGATTATATGGAATAGCATTAGATATTAATAGGATCAAAATTCATATTTAATTTATGATGGTCTGTGCTTACATTTGTTTAATTCATCTAAGTTATCCCAGTAACACTTTGTAGCATATATTTCATCACTTTCACATGATTCTTTATCGGATGCATTATGACATATTTTTTTAGAACATCCATTATCCCATATACAATCAGAATCATTATTACAATTATCAGCAGTTTCATATGTATCACATTTTTTATTTTTCTTTTTCTTTTTATTTTTTCTTATTTTTTTTTTATCACTTCCACCATTTTGTATACCTTCAGTTTCACTTTGTTCATCTGTTTCTTTCTTGTTTTCATTTTCAGTATTTTTAGGTTTTAATAAATTTTTTATATCATCTTTAGTTAAGTAATTACGACTAATACTGTTATCAATTGAATCAATTATTTTATTAACTTTATCACCATCCGTAATAGAATCGTCTTCTTGTTTTTCAGACTTAAAAATTTTACATTTATCTGAACCAGAATTATATTTTTCTTCTTCATTAAAATTATCTGCTGAATACCATGGAATACTAGGTGTAATTCCTTTTCCACATAAATATGTTAATACGCGAAGATTATATTCTTTTCTAAATCTTGTATTTAAGTCCATGGAAATAGTTTGATTATTTTTATATTCTTCAATCATATCTTCTACAAATTTAATTGTTATAGCTGAAATAGTGATACTAGCACAACTTCCAGTTACTAAAGATACTTTTTTAATTCCAGTTTTTTCATAATGTAAATTATGTTTTTTAGGTATATATATTTGTTCTATATTAATAGTAGGTGAAGCATATTTTAATGGTCCATATAAATGCTCTGGTACATTTATATATTTGCCAACAATTACATAAACTGGTGCTGGAATTGGATGATTTTTACGAGCTACATAACCATTTAATCTAATATAATCTAAACCATTATACTTACCATATTTAAAATTTTCATTGTCTAATTCATCTTTCCAAGTAACAGATTCAGTATAAAAACTTTTATGTGTTTCTACTAAAGATGGTTCACCAAGAAGTAAAAGTAATTTTTTATATTTGAATCGAACTACTTCATTTTTAAATAATACATCGTCTTCCATAACTTGGTCCTTTATTTTTGTAATCTTATTATATAATGTTAAACCACCGGTAGTATAAAAATAAATAATCATTATAATTATGAAAAATATGCCATAATATATAATTGGTATTTTTGAAAATAAATCTTTTAATTTCGTAATAATATTATTTTCATCTCCACCAATAATATTATTTTCATTAGTTCCAATAATATTATTTTCACTAGTATACATATTATTATTCATATATATAATAAAAATAAAAAAAAAATATTATTATAATTTAAAATATATTAATAATTTACTTAAAACTTAAAGTAGCCACCTTCGTGTTCGAATGTATTGTTTATTTTTTTATTTTTTTTAATACCATAACCACCCATTTTTTTATTTTGTTTTTTATTCTTATGATTTTTTTTTGTTTCTTTTTCAGTTTTTTCTTTTTCAGTTTTTTCTTTTTCAATTTCTTTTTGAATTTCTTTTTCAACTTCTTTTTCAACTTCTTCAATCTCTTCAATCTCTTCAATCTCTTCAGCATCTTCAATCTCTTCAGCATCTTCAATCTCTTCAGCATCTTCAATCTCTTCAGCTTCTTGTTCTTCACTGTGTGCATCACCACCTTTCATTTTATCATCATCTTTCTTGTGGCTACCACAGCTACCACCACCTTTCATTTTATCATCATCTTTCTTGTGGCTACCACAGCTACCACCACCAGTTAATATATTTTTTATATTTACCATTAATGATTCACCAAAAATAGATAATGCGGTTGAAATTATTACACTTATTAAAAATAACCAAACAAACATCCAACAGCGTTCATGATTATTTGGAATTAATAAACATGAAATATTATAATATAATAGAAAATAACTAACACATAATAAAAACATTCTTAATAATAAAGTTTCATTTTTTTTTGAGTAAACACCAACCATTATTAAACTAAGTATAGTACATCCTATAAAAATAAATTGAACATATCCATATCTTTGTCCAAAATATTTACTAGAACCAAATTTTTCTAATGGGTTTAAAAATCTTAAATCAAAGAAAGCATCACTTTTGGTAACTGTGCCCACAACTGAATCTGTCATATATATTATATTAATATATTTTATGTTCTATTTATTTTTAATATTAATATTAATTTTATTATTTATTCTTGTTATATAATATATGATTGCAGTAAATTTAATGCATATATTGCTTATAGGTCCTATTATGATATATATTAATTTTAATAGAGAAAATGAATTATTTAAAAAAATATTGATAGGTTTTACCTTAATGATTCCATTTATTGTAAATATACCAAAAATGGATAAATTACATATAGATTATCATGCTACTAATTTAGCACATTGGACAATTATTCTTGCATATTTTTCATATGTATCATATTTGTTTGCATTAAATAAGGACATACCAGAATATATATATATATCATTAGCTATTATTGGAGGTATTATGATACTAGTTCATTTATATAAACTTATTCCAAAAATTTTTAGAAAAAAAAATAAGAATAATAATGATAATAAAGAAGATCATAATCATTCATGAACACCATCGGGTGGTTTGGTAACTTCGACTTGATTTTCTATATCTACATTATTATTTTCATTATTATTTTCATTATTATTTTCAATTAGTTCTTCGGGATGAACCTTAGTAGTACAAAGTTTATTTAAAATAAAAATATATAAATATATAAGAAATAATATTAAGAATATCATAATACAACCTTTTATAAATTCATATAAATGAACATTTGTAAAATATTGTTTTTTTACTTCAATTATTAGTAAAATAAATATTATTATACATAACAAAATTACTTCATTTGAAAATTTTTTGCAACACATTTTGTATTGTATTTAATTACACAAAAATTCGATTTTATAATTGAGAAATTATTAATTTACAAGCTTCTACTAATTCTGTTATAATTGTATCCCATAATGTATCAGATGAATTAATTTCAATAACACTTTGAGTATCATTATAATTTTGTATTAATTTACCATTTTTTAAATCTGTTAAACGAAAATATACTTCGGTTTGAATTTGTTCATATAATGGTATAAATTCAAATAGACGATTACGGCGATTTTTAACTTCAATTAATTCATTATTTTCAATACCATCAATTTTACCACAAATATATATAGTATGTTCATTTATATCAAACAATTTCATTTTATATAGTTTTGAATTATTATCTTTAATTTTTGTATCATTTTTTTTCTCATATTTTTTAATAATCTTGTCCTCATTTACAATACCCCTTTTCTTATTAATATGACCATTAAGATATTCATTTACTTTTTCAACATTTTTATTCTTCATAACTTTCTTAATATTTTTTTCAATATTTGTTTGCATTTTCTTAGATTCATCGGTATTTTCTGTTTTAACAGATTTTTCAGATGCTTTATTTAATATAGTTTTAGAAAGTTCAGTAACATCAACATCTTTATTTTTTTTTATTTCTTCCTTATATTTTAAACAAGTAGCATTATCTAGTAATTCAGATTGTTGAAATAAAAGTAATAATTCAACTAATTCATCTTTATTAATAACTTTTAATTTTTTATTATCCGATAGATTTTTTTCCTTCCTTATTCTACATAATATATCATAAATTACATCTTCTTGAGAATTATATTTATTTTTATTTATTAATCCCGCTAATTCAGAAGCATTTATATATATATGCATTGTATACTTTAATATAAAAAAAAAATCAATTTAAAACATATTTTTTAAACTTATTTAAACTTATAAATATGTATTATCTTTAAGATTTATATTACTAAAATGATAATTGTAAGTGAAAAACAAATCATTTTTCATTCTTTCTAAGCATTATTACCCCGCAGTGGTTTTCCATTTAGACTATCAATTCCAAAGTTTTTGGGATATGAAAATTTGATCATTTTAGAAATACTATATGTTTCAATTATTTTTTTCTGTTTTTCATTGTATATTAACCTTCCATACTACTTATATTAAGATCATATAAATCAACCCATTTAGAAAATCCATTTTTCTGTAATAAATACCATCCAGATATAAAGTCTTTCTTTTCATCTGTAAAAAGCATTTTATTTTTGACATCTGATCTTAAATATTTATAATTTGTATTAGATTTAAAATACACATGTATAGGTTCGACTATATTACTAGTACATTTCTGATAATTTGATAGTTCACGTACAAAATTATTTTCTCTTGTTCGCCATTGACTAGATGGACTTGAAACTTTTGCACCACCTTTTAAAAAACCATTACTATCTGAATTTGTTTTTATATCGTTTTTTAGTGGAGATAAAGTCATATTTTTTCCACCAAATGAAGAAATACTATTAATTTTTTTAGATAATAGTATGTTTCTCCAAATTGTAAGTGAATGTATCCAATCATCTAATCCTACTTTTCTTGGATTCCAAGAATCATCATAATATTCAGTACATACTCTAGGTCCATTTTTATAATATTTGATACCCCATACTTTCCACCTACAGTATTTTCTTCTTCTGGAGCGGCATATCCTTCCATATACTGGTATTCTTTTTCTATAACTATTTTTACATCTTGATTTCATTTTGAATTTTACAGCATGATCCCATTCATATTTAATTTTATTATAGTCTAAATATAATTTAGTTATTTTAGGATTTTTATGTAAGACATACCAACCATGAGTTAATGTATTTCTTGAACTTTTTGGTATATAATTACAATAATTATCATCATAGAATACAGTTTTTCCATTTTTATAAGTAATCCAAGCATAATCTCTACAAGCTATATAACCATTATCTAATGCATATTTTATAGCTTCATAAACATTATTATTCCAATTAATTTTATCACTAATTGCTGTTATTTTATTACCTACTTGAATAGTTACAGATCTATTAACTAATGGTACATAAGTTTTTTTAATAAATTTTGTAGTTTCATCTAATGATTTAACATCCGCATCATTTAAATCTAGATGTAATTGTCCGTCCCACTCTATAGTCCATTTTATAGAATTAGACCATGTTGGTGTCCATACTTGTTTTTCACCAGTATTCCACCCACCAGTATTCTTTAAATATAACATACCATATGTAGTTTTTTTAGCTATAACAATATTACTTCCATTTTGAATATGTTCATCACAACCTTCTTCTGTTTTTTTACCCGCAGAAGTTGTATCCCATACTTTTATAAATATATTGGAATCATAACTACTTGTAGTCCACTCATTCAAATGAATTAAATAAGCTTGATTTTCATTTATCATAGGACTTTTTGAATCTCTATCTGGTTGAATAACTTTCATATATTCCCCATATTTATTTCTATTTGGACTGAATAAATGTACACCATCTGTAGTTATTGTTCTTAATTTTTTTATTCGTATTAATTCTAAATAATTATGATATTCTTCTTCATATATTTTCAAATATTCAGCTGTTTTATTATTAAATTTTATTAAATTTAATCTAATATCATTTATACTAATATTTTTTATTTCATTAAGAACAGTATTTCTTATTTTTTTATTATATAATTCTTCTTCAGTACACATCCCTTCTGCTACATTTTCTTTTTCACATAATTTAGCTAATTCTCCTTCGGATCGTGGTGGTCGCGCCTTACCTTTTTTATTTGGTATTATTTTCCAACCACAGTTATATATTTTTTCATCAGACCACTCTAATAAATCATTTTTATTTATTAAATATTTTTGTCTTACTCTATGAAATAAGTAAAATTCAGTTTTTTCTGGTTCATATACATCATCCCATTCTAAGGACCATATTTTTTCTGACATATTTTTTTTAGATTGTTCATATTCTATAAGTGGTATCGCCAATAATTTATATATATCTTCTAAGGATTTTGGACTATTTTCATTACTATTTCTTGAAAGTTCATTATTTTTAGAATCCAACATTTTTTCTATTAAATTAGATATATATCTTTTTTCATCTCGAGTATGTATTTCATATTCATTATTTACTTCTGTTATTTTATCACATCCTATACCACCTTTCATAAATGTTTCTATATCATCTAGATCTTCATTTACTCCACCATATTGTTCTAAAAATCTTCTTGCTTGGACCCATTTATTTATATTTGTTTTATTTGTCATTTTTTCTACTCTTGTATTAATATCTTTTTTTATTGATTTAAAAGCTAAGGCAGCTCTTTTAGCTGCTAAGGCATCTTTTTTAGCTTTTTCTTTTTTTTCCTCTTTAGTTAATTTTTTTTTTTTACAAGGATCTTTATTAGATTTAATTTGATTAGTATTTACTTCATCTGCATAACCATCATCTTCAATACTATTAAAGTTACTACTAAATAATAAAAATTTACTATTTTTTGGATTAAATTTCTTTTGATTATTTGTTAAATCTTGTTTTAAATATAATAATATATTACTCTTAATACTTTTAATTATTTTACTAAGATCCCTATTTTCAAAAACATTATCATATATTCTAAGATCTTTTAAATAATTATCGTCTTTTAATTTAATATTTATACCACATGGAGAATTAAATCCTAATTCTTCATTCCATTCTATATTAAAAGATTGATTTTTAGTTGTCCATATATTATTTAAACTAGTAAATTTTAAAGTATTATTTAAATTTCTACCATTTTTAAATCCTATTATATTTGCACCATTTTTTAAATTTTCAATAATATTAAATAATTTCTGTTCACTTTTAGATAATGTCTTTAAAAGAATTCTATTTTTGCGTTTATATAATCTATTATTATTATCATCTACTCTATATAATGGATTTTTTTTAAAATCATAAGTATAAAGTTTATTTGAATAATTATTTATATCATTAGAACAAAAATTATATATCATATTTGTAGGATTCCTTTTTTGAGAAAAATCATATACATTTGCTTCTATTTTTTTAGGTTCTCCCTTATTTTTGCTTGTAGCATTTTGTATCTCTTCCATAGTATATGGCCTTGTTTTATCTTTAATTTTTGTTACTATATTTATATCATTTTCGATTAATTTATTATCATTTAATGAATGTATACTAGAACATGGTGCTGTAGAATCTGTTATTTTATTATTATTTATATATAATTTTGGATATGGATTTTCAATTCCATATAATTCTATTAAATCTGTAATATTTTCATTTAATGTTATAGAATTATGTGGTATGCGTTTAAATTCACAATTTGTATTATTTTTTAATAGTTGAATCTCTGTAGAATCATCTGTATTTTTTTTTATAGATAAATATTTTTTATTTTCTTTTTCTCCTAAAGATATAAAATATAAATCATCTGAATCTGGTTTTTTTTCTACATTATAAAGTTGTCTTCCAGGATATAAATATTGTATTTTTTTCCTTCCGTCATTTATATATCTTATATATATTCTGTATTCATTTTTTCCAGAATATAAAAATCTCCATAATATATTACTTCCTCCATCAATATTTGCTGTTTTACCAAATCCATCATAACTTAAATTTGAAGGATTATCTTCTAAAGATACATCAATACTATTATTTTCATCTAAAATATTTAATGGTTGTAATTTATATTTATTAGTATATACTTCTAATTTAAATTTACTACCAATAGAATTATTATTTATTAATAAATTTTTTTGGGTAAATATTTTACTATTAGCTTTAGTTATTTTAATATTATTTATAGTTTGCCATTTATTCAAATTGTTTAATACTAATATTTTATAATATAAACTATTTGTTTTTAATAATTTTAAATATTCTAATTTAATATTCTTCTTAAAATCTAATAATAATGAATAGTCAGTTTCCTTTTTTATTTTTGGTTTTAATTTAATAGTTGATGATCCTTTATCATGATTAAAAATTTCGGTATCTAATTTAAATGTATCTGCTAGTTTTTCACCAGAAACTGTATTAACAGAAATTGTTTCATTAGTATCAATATTTTTAGAGACAGTTTTAAATTCTTTATTATTATTTATTGTAATATCAGTAAATAATATATTTTTATTTTTATTTTTCTTATTTGTATCACTTATATCACCCATATCAAAATCACTAGAACCTTGTTTTTTTGGTTTTTTATCTAATAATAAATCTAAATTTATTGTATATTTATATAAATTATTTTCAATATAAATACAGAAAAAATGATTATCTATAAAAGGTATTATTTCAATGTAAATATTATTAATATTATCATTATATTCAAAATCAAATAATACTTTTTTTCTTTTATCATTATTATAATGTAAGTTTAATCTTACATTACTATTTTCTTTTACTAATTCTAAATAATTTTTGTTCTTTGTTATCATTTTTATTAACGAACCATTAGAATTTTTATTTACATTATTTAATTTAAGTTTCATAATTATTATATTTTTTGCATCTAATTCTAAATTATTAAAATATTTAGTATCAAAATTAATAGAATTATCTTCTATAATATCATTTATTTTTCTAGGAGTATGTAATAATTTAATATTATTTATACTAGTACTTTCTTGATTTAATATTCCCGATAATACATTTACATTTCCAGACTCTTCGATATTAAATTTAATAAAATTTACAGTTCCAATAGAACACCATGAATTTTTCATAGGATATAAATGCAATCTAAAATTTTTATTTGGTTTCTCATTAATATTACCTAAATAATCTATATAACCATTTATACTTTTATTATCAGAATCAGTCGCATTTACATATACATTAATATATGGATTAAGATATATTAATCTGAATTCTATCATAGTGCTAGTTTTTATCTTATTTAGATTTATAGATACATGAGTATTATAACCAATTAATCCAATAATTAATTCTGATTTTTTTAAATATACAAAAAAGTTATGGAAATTTTTACTAGTAGAACCAATAGTTAAAACACCACCAGTTAATTCAGTAATCATTTTATTTTCTCTATTAATTGTAAAAGCTATTTCAAAAGTATTATAATTAAATGATGATGTTAAAAATTCTGATATATGACTTATTTGATTAAAATTTTGATCTATTGTTTTTATTTTTTTCATAATAGGTACTTTTAAAATATTCTTATTTTTTTTAGATTGATCTTCTTCTTCTATATCCATACTAATATCATCAAAATCAAAATTAAAATCATTAGATATTATTCCACCTTCTATATTTTTATTTTTCCTATATACAAAATTTTTATTATGTATACAAATATACATTATAAGTATAAATAAAATACTAGTATATATGTAAATATTTTTGTTCATTAATATATATATATATATATTAAAAAAAAATATATATATCAACTATTTTTCTTTTATTTTATTCTTTCTTTTTATTTCTTTCTTTTTATTTCTTTCTTTTTTATTTCTTTCTTTTTTATTTCTTTCTTTTTTATTTCTTTCTATTTCTTTAAATCTGATATTTTACCATTTATATTAATTAACTCTAATTCTAATTTGATTATTTCATCTTCATTTACTTTGACATTAGAAGTATGTTCTTTAATTAGTGTATTAGAAGTACTTATAATATTATTTTGATCATTATTCTTTTTTTGTTCAGAATTATATGTATTTATTTTATTTTGCAAGAATGCATTAAATGAAGTCCAATTAGTAAAATTAAATCCAGCTTCTGAAATATCAAAGAAATATTCTATATATGTTTTATAAGCATTATGATAATTTAATGAATGTCTATCATAATTACTAATAACATTATTTAATATATCATTTGTCATCCAAGGATAAAGGAATGTTACACTATTATCTGTTTTTGGACCATATACTTTTATTAAATCAGCTTCAGTTGTATTTGCACTACCACTCATTTTGTAGTACCCACTACCTCCACAATCTGATCGTGATAAATAAAAGTAAAAACGATTATCTCTATATTTTTGTATAACTATTGGATTTCTCCAATGCCAATATCCATATCTTAAATAATAATTATGATAATATCTTAATCTATTTAAACTATTACCTTCACTTGGTCCTCTGGGACCCGCCCAATAATGAAACCGACCCATTTTCTCAAATGAACCTAATCCATCTACTCCAGAACCTATATATGTTTTTGAATCATATCCTAGTCTTCGGGCTTTTCTTGCTTCCGCTTGGGCTCGTGCTATTGCCTGTGCTCTTGCTATTGCCTGTGCTCTTGCTATTGCCTGTGCTCTTGCTATTGCTGCTGCTCGTGCCGCTGCTTTCCGTTTTCGTTCTGCTTCTGCCCGTGCTCGTGCTGCTGCCTGGCGTGCTCTTATTATTGCCCAATAATTGCTGTATCCATGATACTTATTCTTCTTCTTCTTCTTCTTCCCCCACTGTCCACCTCCAGTTATTCTATTATCCCAAAATCTATTTCCCCAATAATTACCGGAACCAGATGCAGCACTTTCAAATTTTCCATTACAATTTCTATTTATCCATTTAAAATCTGTAGTACTCTTACCACTTATTTTTATATATGGGCGTTTGCGTAATTTTTCTAAATCTACCATAGCATATTTAGCTCCTCCTCCGGGAACTCCCGACCATCTATATGTATAATTTGATGTATAACCACTATTTATTTTAGCAAGACCTCTCCATGGCGATGTATCTATATCTGAAATTGTTGTAGTTATTTTTATAATTTTATTTGTTGTACTAATATTGTCAATATATTTAATTTTAAACTCTGATGGAGAATTTTGTATAAGTTTATTAAATGTAGTAATTCCAAAATTTATATTATTTTGACAATTTACTAAATTATTATAATTATCTCTCAAGGTATTTAAACTAAATCCACTTCTATTAATCCAATGATTATATTCAGTTGTAGCATTTTTAAAAGAAGATTTATTTTTTTCTATTTCTTTTTTAGCATTAACTATATTTATACGACTTTGTTTAATTATATTTTTACTATTTTTAACACTAGCTTTTAATTTATTTAATTTATTTGTTAATTGTGTTCTATTTATAAATAAATCCTTAGCGGCTGCCGCAAATTCGTCTTTTTCAATTTCTAATTCATCTTCGTCTATTTTTAATAATATCCACACAGCAGAATTATAAATAATTTGCCTTGGTTGGTTTTTACTATTTTGTTCCCCATCTTCTAAATTATTTTCTATTGGTATCTCACTTTTATTATAATTATAATCATAAAAGTAATTATAAGAATCAAACATTCCAAAACCACTAGTTATTGTATGTTTATCTGATTCACTATTATATACATATAATTGAGATGTTTTTTTATTATTATCTTCAGAATTACCCCAATTTATTTTCATTCCTTTATTATAAGACTCTGGATTATTTACATATGGAAGATTAGATAATGATATATACATAGAATTATTATTAAACCATCGTCCTCGGCCATCATAAGCTCCAGTCACATTAAAACCATAATCATTATGTGTTTCATTTTCAGTTTTACCATCTCCAAAAAAGTGTTTCCATTTTATATATTTATTTTCATCTTTTGGATCCTTAGGCACTTTATATATCCAATCTATTGTTTTTGTTTCCTCCCAATTATCAAAATCAGTTGCACCAAGTATTCGTACTTCACGTGGTCGCATTTCACCAAAATCAGAAGAAAATGCGGTAGATGTATTTTGTTTTGTTATTATAGATAAATTACTAGTACTATTCCAATTTTTTGTTATTGAATCACTAGCATTATTTTTAAACATACCAACTTTCATCCATGTACCCCAGTGATCTTTAATATAATTTATAAATACATTTTTATTATATTTTCCATTATTAGAATATATACTAGCTAGACCTATATTTTTTGAAAGTATATATGGATATAATTTATAAGGTAATCCATAAAAACGAATAGTATAAATTTTATTTTGATAATCCATTGGTTCTTTTGTTTTTATTTTAAATCTAAATTCATATGAATATGTATTTTGTTCTACATCTATACCATTTAATGTATTTTCTTTATTTAATAATATTAATCCAGTACTAGAATTTTTTGATAATGATACATTTCCAAATGTAGATCTAGGTGTTTCAAATTTATATAAATTTACATATTTTTTAAGATTTAGATCTAAATAATCTAGTGTAAATGTATCATTATTCATTTTATTTTCAAATAATACATCTATTTTACTTAATTTTATAGGTGTATTAAATCTATATATTACTATTTTTTCACTAGCTTCATAACTTCTAAAATATTTATTATTTTTACTTATTAATTGTGCTCTTGAAGCATTATCTATATTATTACTAAAATTATTACTTATTTTATTATTATAATCCTTTGACCATAATAATGTTTGTGGATCTAATTTTTCTGTCATTTCTGGATCACTTATTGTACTACCACTTTTTCCAGCAGTAATTTCTAATGTAAGATTATCAATTTTATTTGATTTATAAAAATTATTGTTTATTTTTGAACCAAATATATTTATAGGCATCTTATTTTTCATAAATTCTTCTCCATTCTTTATATTTCCAGTTATCCATGAATAATCACTATTATTAGATTTTTTCATTTTAACATCAAATTCAAATATTATACTATCTCCACTACTATTATTACTATTGCTTCTAGTCATATATCCATAATTACTAGTTTTAGAACTACTAGAGTCCCAAAATATTATACCTTGGTTTTTTGTTATTTCTTTTAATTTCCAGCCATTATTTGTTTTTGTTATTTCTAATTTTGGCATATCTATAGTAGAATTATTGCGTTGATAATGTCCTATATATGTTTGTTTTCGTTCTGTATTTTGTATAGTATAATAATTACCAGAACTATCTTCTATATAAGTAATTTTCCATATAAATTCATTGGGTATTTTATTATCCCAACTTATTCCAAATTTTTCTTGAAAAATTTGTTTTGTTTTATCACCAGCATATGTTGTTTTATTATTATTATTATTATTTTCTGAATAAGCATAATAATTTGGGTAACTAGATGAATCTAGTTTAATTCTAACATATCCAACATATCCGCGTTTTTCATCATTAGATTGTTTATTTTGTTCCCACAATTCGTATCTTATATCAGTATTCTCATAAGGATTATTATTTTTAGGTATTATATATTTTTCTATTTTATTCTTAATTCTATTATATTTTAAATCTACATTAGAATTCAATATATTTACATTAGGTTTTCCTATAAATGAAAATAGATTTATATTTGTAATATAATCAACTAAATATGGACCATTATGAATAGTTAAAGTATGATTTTTATGTGTTGGTACAAATTCAAAATGAATATTATTAATATCAAAGTCTATAGGTATTTCACAAATTGTATTTACTAAGTTATTAATATTTTTATTATTATAAGCATAAATATTATCAACTTTTTCTAAATATTTTTTGTCAAATTCTTCGATTATTAAATATTCATTTTCACATCTAATTTTTATTTTACTATTTAATCCAACAATTTCAAATAAATCACTATTTAAATTTTCAAATACCTTCTTCTGAGCATATGTTTCAAAATTTAAACCTGTCTTAACATCTAAACCCTTTTTGAAATTAGCAAATTTTAATGTAGATTCATATTTTATTCGTTTTTTTAAATCTTCAAATGCATCATTATTAATAGCTTCTCCACCAATCTGCATAATATCTCCAAATTGTTTTTCAAATTCATTATATTCTACAACATTGTTATCATTTGAATCCATACTAGTTAGTAATTCATCTAATTGTATATTTGTCAAAGTAATATTATATTTGTTAAATATATTTCTTAATTCATATTTATTTATAAAACCATTTTGATTTTCATCCATATTTTTAATTATGTCATTTATTATTTTTTCTTCTGTTATTTTTTCTTCTACATTTTCAGTATTTTGAGTATTTTCCGATATCGACTCTTTAGTTTGTTCTTCTAATTCTCTTTGTGCTACTGCATCATCAACACTTAACAATTTTGCATCAGTATCTTTTATTTCTGCTTCAGAAATCTTATTCATTACATCAGTTTGTTTTTTTTCTTCTTCTACTATTTCTTGTTTTTTATTATCAAGTTGTGTGTTTAAATTTTGAACTATAGATTCTTCTTTTTTTATTGTATTTTCAATTTGTGTTTTATTTTCTACAATCTTATTTTTTCTATTTTTTAATTTTTCTAATTGATTATTTAATTTATTTTCTTCATCTGTATTAGTTTTTTTATTTAATTTTTCTGTTATTTTATCTATATTTTTTTGTATATTTATTAAGTTATTATTTGTATTTTCTAATTTTTTTGTTTTTTCAGCTATTTTAGTAAAAATAGTAGTTTGTTGTTTTAATGTTGCATCTTCCGCTTTTCGGATTTCTTGTTTTTTATTTTTAATTTTAATATCTTGAGCTTTTTTATTTTTTTTAGCTTGAGCTAATTTTTCAGCTGCTAGTTTTCTAGCCTTTCTTATTTTTGCTTGTTCCTCTAATTTAATTATTTCTAATCTTGCTTCAGCCGCTTTTTTAGCTGCAATTACTGTTTTATCAGTATTAATACCTTCTTCAATTTTTTTTCCACATACAACACAATTATCTTCCGGATAATTAAATTTTTTACCACACATTTTAACACATTTCTTATTTCTACATAATCTTTTATAAAAACGACAACTTTTTCTATAATTATTTCTCCAATTTGGTGTATCTCCAGTTTCACCACCACTTATATTTGGTTTTTTTAATTTTAAGTCAAATACTAATGTATCATTTTGTCTAAATAATATTTTAGTAGTCTTATTAGTATTTAATAACGGTTTATTTGAATTTAATTTATCATTATCGAAACTTACATTTTTTATTATTTTATTATTACTATATTTACTATTTAAAAATCCTTTACTATCATAGTGATAACTTACAACATTTATATTATCAATTGTACCTACAGAACACCAAGGATTTTTATATGCTGGAAAAATTATCTTAAAATTTATATCGGGATTATTTTTTTTAAATTCTCTTAAATTATCAGTAAAATCTATAATATTTCCATTTTCATTTAAATAACCTTTTACTATTACCTTTTTATTTTTATCATTTGTATCTTTTTTAGAATAGCTAATATATACATTTAAATATGGCTTATCATATTCTAATTTAAATGTTATATTTGAAGGGAAAGCATTTGTACTACTTTTTATTTTATTTAATGGTATTCTTATATTATTATTATATCCAACAAAACCTATATTTAAATAAAACTCCTTATTTTTTTTATCTATACTTATAATAAAATTATGTTTATTTAATATATTATTACCAATAGTTAGAATACCACCAGATGCATTATTATAATATTTTGTTCGAGTAATATCTCGGATATTTAATATATAATGTAAATTTTGTATAGTATTTTCTATATTAATTGATTTTGATAATATATTATCTAACACTTCATTTAAATTATTTAATTTAACATGGAAACCATGATGTTTTACAATGAATCTAGTACTGTTTTCTATTTTTTTTATTAAATCTGTTTTACCTTTAAACTCTAATTTTTCATAATATTTCCTATATAATATATTTTTTATTATATCTAACATATAAACATTATCATTTTTAGGATATTGTTTTACTATTTTATTATCCATTTTAGTTTCTACTATTTCATTATCCATTTTAGTTTCTACTATTTCATTATCCATTTTAGTTTCTACTATTTCATTATCCATTTTAGTTTCTACTATTTCATTATCCATTTTAGTTTCTACTATTTCATTATCATTGTTTATTACTTCTCCACCAAAGAATGATAAAGCTGTCATAAGTTTTAAATTATTATTTATATTAGTATTTTTAGAAGGGTTAAATAATTTAACATCAAAATCAAACTTGAAAAGTTGTTTATCATTTGGTTTATAATTATCTACTTTGGGTTTAATTGTATCTATATAACCATACCCCTTATTATATGAAGATTCTACATAAGTAGTTTCAGATATATTTTTATTTGAACCAATTCTTTGATCATCAACATCAACAATACTTATATATCCTAATTCAGATGAATTATATTTTATCATTGATACTGCGTTATGACTTTTATTATTAGTTATTTTATCATATATTTTTATCATATATCTAGCATTAGAGTCATAATAAGCAACAATACTAGCCTTAGTTTCACTATTTGTTATAGACCAAGAGCTTCCATCATAAGATATTTTATATATATGTTCATCTGGAATTTGATTATTATCATTCCAGTTTATACCAGCAATACCTTTTTTTGGCATTTTATTTTTATCACCTAAAAATGAAGAAAAATTATCATTAGATTGAAATAGTATCCAATCTTTATAATCCTTATTTACACTACTAATTTTAACATATCCTACATGTCCACGAGTTTCGTCCTTAGATTGTAAATTTTGCTCCCAACAAAGATATTTTATATCTGTTTTATTATAAGGATTTAAGGATATTTCTTTTGATAAATTTGCATTATTAGTTGATAGATTTGCATTGTTAATTAAGTTTTCATCTTTTAATTTAGGTGTTTTTAATTCCGGCATAGGTATATCCATATTTTTAGTTTGTTCTTCTAGTTTAACTTTTTTTTGTTCTATTGTTTTATATTCTTTTTCTTTTTGTAATAATTTTTCTGTTGTTAAAACTATAATATTTGACATAATTTCATTTATTTCATCATCAGATAAACCAAGTTCTTCTTGAGCTTTTTTTATTTTATTTATATCTCTATTATCTATACTATTAGGTTTAATAATATATTCATTTTTTTTGAATATTTCATCTTCACCAAAATCACGCCCAATTAATATTCCATCCCAATTACTTGTAGATAAATATAATTTTTTACCATCTACTGTTTTAAAAGATATATAATATGTATCTATTTTAGTACTGACTTTTTCTAAATAGATTTCGTCCATATTAGTATCACTTATAGTAAATTTCTTATAATTTGGATCGGGATTTTCTGTATCAATTAATACTAACTCAGAATTATTAGCAATATTATTTAATAATGATTTACCAGTTGAAGTACTAATTATTTTATAACTATCCTTACCATTATAAATAATATTCCATAATACCTTAGGATCATTTTTGTTTATATTTTTTATAGACTTTCCTATTATTTTATTTTTGGCTAAATTATCTTCTTGTGAAGATAAAATATGAATATCCGATATATTTTCATAATTTGGATCTATTGTTTTATCATCTAATATTTGGCCTTCAAAAGTTTTTGGGCCAGATATCCAATTTGTTGGATATATATTATATCTATCTGTATTATTTGATAATATATTATAATTTTCTAGATCATATATTTTTGGGAATTTAATTGATTTAAATTCTAAACTAAAATCTAAATTAAATTTATTATAATTAAAATTATTTATAATATTTTCATAATGAGTAATTACATTATTTTTATTATCAAATAGATTTAATTTATATGGATCTATCATAAATTCACTATCTTCTTTATTTTTTGTTGCCATTAATACATTATCTTCATTATTTACCGATAAATATAACCGTTCACTTTCATCTGTTATAAAACTTATATTGTATATATTATCATTTCTTACTAGTTCGATAATATAACCACTATTTAATGAATCAAATGTAAATTTTTTAAAATCTGGATCATATGTTTTAGAAGTAGAAATAATATTATTTGCTATTAATTGTTGATTTAATGAATTTCTTATAAAATAATTATTTTCATTACTAACTATTTCCCAAATTCCTTCATTAGGATAATCCTTAATGGTTTCAGTGTTTTTATCTGTTTTTGTTATTAGTTTATTACCAATATCTTTTAATTTAAAATTTTGAGATACTAATCTTGTATTTTCCTTATTTAATGGTTTTACAATAAAATATTTTGTTTTATTGTTCATTTTTGATAATATGTCTCCACCACTAAGTTTATGTTTATTATTGTTATCTAAGATTATCTTAGATGTGGATTTATTCATATTACTTAAAA